ATCCTCTAGTTGTTTCATTGTTTTATACATTAGATCTGCGCCCTTATCAACACTTCCTCCACCTGCTGCTCTAACTGCATCAGCTGTGAATACAAACTCATTTTTAGATAGTCTAGCTGGCACATCGTCTGCTTTTTCAGCTTTTCCTATAGGAACAAAGCCTCCACCTCTAAGGTCCATCTCCATACCATCTAGGTTCATTATGCCACCCTCTGCAGCAAATTTAGGTCCATAAGGTTTGTCTCTATATTTATAAGTTTTCTTTTTAGCTTTTCCTCCATCTTTCAAAGCAGAGTCAGCTCTTACTAAGAATGGGTATTTATCTTTTAAGGCATCTAGAGCATCTTGACCTTGTGCTGTTGCTTCTTGAACTTCTTTTCTAATTTGTGCAATCGGCAGACCTGTCTCGTTTGATATTTTACTTGAAATACTATCTACTTCTTCCTGTTTTGGAGTCATTAAACCACCTGCTAAAGATGCAGCGGCTATACCTAATCCTACATTTCCTCCTAATGCTTCTTTTGCTCCAGATAAAAATTTACCAAATCTACTTCCCGGAAGTCCTACTTCTTGTGCTGATCGAAATAACGAAGTCGGTCCTGTTCGTTTAGCAAAAAATCCAGCTCCTGGTAAATTAGCAAATTTAAAGCCAGACATACCGGCTCTTTGTAAGCCAAATAAATTACCGCCACCACCATAGTACAAAGCAGCTCCTGCTAATGCAGCTTTTCCTAAATCACTTTTTACAACTTTCTTAACTGCTTTAGCTGCTTTTTTAAAAATTTTTTTAATAAAGTATGATGGTATACCTGTTTGATTCACAGGTTCACCTGCTCCACCTATCGCTTTTAACAATGCTGCTTCATCATCATTAATGTATGCTAATGATTCGCCTGGAGGTGCCATCTTTTCTGCTTGGTCTACAGTAACTTCACCACCATCTTTTGCTTCAAACCTTGGATCTAAAAAGAATCTCACATCAAATGATTTTTGTAAATCACTTGCTGGTGTTTCGATGTCCGTGGGCAGTGTTGCAACTTGCGGTAATCTTGGAATGATTGGAGAATCGCCACCGTCTCCAAGACCTGGAGGTCCACTTGGTCCAGTTTTCATACCTGTTGTTTCTTTGTACGCCGTTGTTAAACTTCTAGGTGTTGTACCAAAAAATTGTTGACCACCTGAAATAG